TTTGATTGAGTTTCTTGAGAAGAGTGGACTTACTGAATGCACCAACACCAAGATTGTATGTGAAAGAAAGGTATGCAGCGTGTTCCTTTTCAGTCAGGGGTACACGAATATACCTCATCATCTGCTTATCATGCTTTACCAAATCTTCTGCAAGTTGGTCTAAACATTGTTCGTCAGTAAACACTTGTCTTTTTTTCAGTTCTGGTCCGGTGTGCCCATAGCAGCTAGTTAGAATACCTACAGGATCAACATAAACCTTATTTTCCTTTCCCTCCCAAGGGACGACTAAGTATGCTCCTGAGAGAGCTACGGCCCCTCCTAGACCGTAGGCTGCAAGTTTTCTATAAAGAGTGTTCATCAACTACAACCTATCAATTTTAGAGCGAAGGTATGCACATTCAAGAGCAAGCGCCTCTTCGTACCGAATACCATAGCGATTTCCGGCTGGACGATAAGGCTCCGCCTCAACAACGATGTTGCCGTCATCGTCGCGCTGTTCTTCTACAGCCGGAGTTTCGCCCCACTCATCGTAGCAAAGCAGGCCGTAGTCGAATGCATCCAGACCTTCGGCCTCGAATGCTTCCTTAACACGCTGGGCAATCAGGCCGAAGTGCCAGCGGGCGCCGTCGCCCTTCTCTTCCACTGCGTCATTGAACTTGTACTGTACATATTCAACGCGCGACCATGCGCGCAATGCGGCATCGTCTACCGGCTTGATCTGCTGCTTTGAGCGCTCGTCAGACGTGTTGATCGTGCCTGTTCCCGCATAGACTGTTGACCAGCGAGCGACGGCAGTGCCAAGTGAGGAAAGATTGTCGCGCCCGGAAGTCACAGATGTGGTCGAGGCATAGAGAGCTGCCACTCCGTTGTGCTGAAAACGGAATTGTGCCCCGGCCACATTGTATATGGTGCGGAACAGTGCCGAATTACTGACATTCCCGACCAACATCTGCACATCTGTATTGTCCGGGGCTAAATATGAATAAGTAGCCGTGCCGGTTTTATCTGTAGCGAAGACGTAGGCCGGAGCACCGGAAAGAGTGCCGCCCCAAGACCTTAGCCCTATAGCATATCTATTGTGAAATGAGTCATACCCTAGACCGTCACCGCCTTCTAAGTTCCCTGATGATATAGAATCGTGGCTGGCGTTTTGTTCGGTATAAAATCTCGTGGGAACATTCGTAAATGTAGAATCCACATGAGCAAATGTTGCGCCGCCACCTGCCCTTACCCCGACATTGACGTTCGTCAATGTGCACGTATTAAGGACAGCTCTCGATACGTTAGTGAGCCATAATCCTGTAGCGCAGTCGATGATGTCCACATAGTCAAAATGACCGGCACAAGAATCTCTAATCTGCACTGCGGTAGCGCAATTCTTAAGGGTCATTCGCCCGCCTGGGTCTGCTCCACCGATACCAATGCTTAGGGCCACGCCGCCGCGAACGCGAAAATTGTACTGTGTATTCCCGTCTAACACGCAGCCTGTAGTAAGAATCTGACCGATATTGTCTACGTTAATGCCGGCCCATATATTGTTTTCTGCATAGATGTTCTTTACCCATGCTTTCTGTATTCCCTTGTTCGCAAAAACAATACCGGACGCCACGCTATTGGATCGAAAGTTGTTGCTCATTATGTTTTCGACGTACACTCGACTGGGACCCTCTGCAAAATACAGTCCCGCTGCTTTCGAGGCGGATGTCCCGTCGATTATCGTGGTCGGTACGCCATTTACGTCAGTCTTTCCCACAAACTCAACGTAATTTTTTGCAATCGCTTGGGCTGACCAGCTACCGCCCTCTGTATATGTACCAGCTCCAATATCGACCCGCCACTTGCCCGATGTTAGACGCGGTAGAATGGACACACCTTGCATAACATCCATCATGCGCTGAAGGGTCTTTATTGGTTGCGACGCCGACAGACCGTCATTCGCATCATCCCCGCCCACAGACACATAAATTACGTTCTGCTGTGTGCCCCTTTGGGCAAGTTTAAACGTGTCGGAACCACGCTTAATGACTCCATCGCCGGTGTGGATAACGTCGTGAAAGTTGGGGATATTCGCGTCTGAAACATAGGTGCCAGCAGGCCAAAGTAGTTCAGCCCCTGCTGCATAAGCTGCCGCTACGGCAGAAACAATACCCGACTGATTGCTGGTCACCCCGTCTACTGTGTTGTCAATATAATCAAGAACACTTACAATCCCTTTCTTATTAACAACTTCATCCGTATAGGTATTAGCTTGTGCCGAGGCAACTTCAAGCGCACTATGGGTAGCAAAGTAGGAAGATTCCTCAAATGCCGCGCTCCCCAGTGTGGACACAGTTAGTTCGATAGCATCAACTCTAGTATCAAGTTCTGCGGAAGTTTCAACCTCGACCAGAGAAGTACCATTGAACTGAAAGATGGCTCCCGTAGCCCTGTCCGTTAGTTGAAACCACTTGGGGACAGGGCTTGAATACCAAGTTGTACCAACTGCAAAGTAGAGCCGGTTGTCTGTGGTAAGAAATACAGCTTTACCATTTGAGGCGGTAGGTAGAGACGAAACAATTGAATCAATATTACCATCAAACAAAAAAGAGAACTTTAAGAGGTTCTCATCCATGCCCGAATTCCAACCGCTCTCACCATACTCCCAACCATACTTACCTTCAATGAAGGGGCTAATTTTCTGTGTCATAGGTATGTCCTTAAATTAGTACCCGATTACTTGAATTCGGCAGCCAGAAGTAGTTGACCCAAACTGACGGATAGAGTGTACTGTTACGCCGGTAGCGGTAAGGTTCTCAAAAGAGAAGAGGGATTTGTTTGCTGGAACACCAAACTCCATGTGTGAGATAGAAACAGCCGCGTTCGGGAAGGGTGTCGGGAAAGTTACATTCATGGTGTTGTTCACTGAGGATGGAGAAGGAGTTTCAACATTTACCCATACCAGAATTAATCCGCCCGGAAGTTTTTGCCACCCTGAAGTAGCCAAGGTCTGATTAGCCCCCTTAAAACTGTCGGCCAATCTCAGAGGGGTCAACAAAGTCGCATTGCTGATTTGACCTTGAGCTTGCAAAGCTGATGCGACCGTGGTTTTACCATCTACCTCAGCTTTAGTGTAAGTCTCTGCTTTACTGTAAACATTGAGGTTGGTACGAGCATCAGACGTGCTTAAAAGATCACCCAGATTCTGGTCTTTAGCCAAAAAGTCTGCATCTACTTCAGCTTTAGTGTAGAAGTCTCCCGCAGCAGCGAAGGCAATATCCCAATAAGTATTCAGATTGTCTAGTTCTGGATTTTGACCAGAGTGGGTTACTTTAGCACGGTAGATAGTACCATTAGTGGCACCTTGAGTATAGCTGGTATCTGCTTGATATTCGGTTTCGGGATCCCACACAGCAATACCATGTTGGTTAATGTGTGCGATTGCTTGGTCTTGCTTATTCTGAATATAGTTTTCCCACTGACGCGGAGGGACTTCCACTCCCCAACCTGTTTGATACTTAGTATCACCCGGATCAAGAATGTCACCACCAGAGGCCCATAGAAGATTAAGCTTACCGGGTTTTGAAATGTTAGCCATTACTTATAATTCCTCGTTGAATTATTTAAAAGAGAGTCGCATATATACCACCACCTACAAGGAAGCGGTTGCCACCATAATACAGTCCGTAATCTAATCCATACCCCGTACTATCGTCTTCAATCAGATCACCATAACCTTTTGCTCCGGAAGCACCTTGAAAGCCAAAGTAATTATCAGTTTCAAAGTAGCCGAAATTAATTCTAATGCCTACGGTTTTAGGAATAAGTCTGGAAGGGTAACCTTGCGATGTAGAGACGTAGTTCAGCAGCACCTGTTCAAAGTCACTAAGCTGTCTACCAAACAAGATTGTGTAGGAGGCATCTCCCTCAGCAACATAAAGCGTGTTAGTTGTACCAAACATGAAGTTCATAAAAGCAATGAACTCTTCTGGTGTAGATGCTGTAGTGTTCTTTAGAATCTTAGCTTTAATGAATAAACGATAAGTTTCGTCATCTAAAAGTACATTACCGCCGAGAGGTTGCCCAAAGTCATACCAACGTGAACCAGCCGTGGGGTTATTAATGTCACCATAGCTTCCAGCTTTAGGTGCCCCTTGAAACCCGAAGAAATCAAACAGATCAGCAGAGATAAGTTCTCGTGGTTGACCTACAATTTCCCCGATAATATCCAGTTGAGCACCTGTTGCTTCATCAATACTACGCTTTTGAAGGAGGTCTTTGAATGCTTGTTGGATTGCTTCTTGTTGTTTGAGTAGAAGTTGTAGATATCTATCTACTATATCCTTGCCGATAAATTGCTGTGTAATATTCTCACGAGCTTCTTGTAAATAATCTTCTGAGATGAACTCTACGATAGCCATATCATCTCCTTAAGAAACTACTACATCAATATTCACAGATTCAAAGCTTGCAAGCTCGTTGAACGAGTATGTCGGCCATCCACCTATGTCTCTATTAGCTAAGTGATCCATCTGTAGAACATCCCTTGTGAAAAGCTCTGTGTTGCCACTAAGCTTCAAAACCTTAGCAGTCTTTG